CCAGGCGATTATGGCTGGTCTAAAAGAAATATATCTGATCAAGATTATCAAGATCATTTAGATGGTAAACGTGCAATAGGTATACAAGCATGTGATGATAATGGTATGGCTAGCTTTGGTGCAATTGATATTGATCCATCAGATTATTCTAGCTTTGATATTCAACACTATTTAAAAGTAATTCAAGACAAAGACTTACCTGTTGTACCCATTAAATCAAAAAGTAATGGTCTTCATATTTATGTATTCACAGCAGAAAAAGTACCTGCAACTTTAATTAGAGAATTTTTACAAAACTTATTATTTTTATTTGGACTATCATCTAAGACAGAAATATTTCCTAAACAAACACAACTAGGTATGAATCAAGATAACGTTAGAACTTCTGGATCATTTATTAACTTACCTTATTTCAAGAAGACAGAACGTAAAGCATTATTACCTGATGGAAAAGAATTAGAGTTTGAAGATTTTTTAAATGTAGTCAAAGATAATTTACAAACAAAAGAATCATTAAAAGAAGTATCAAATAAAAAAGTAAAAGAAATATTAACAGGTGGTCCTGATGATCTACTAGACGGTCCTCCATGCTTACAGATGTTATGCAAACAGGTTCAGGAATCAGGAAACAAATTAAAAGACGAGAGAGATAGATTTTTATTTAACTACATGGTGTTTGTAAAAAAGAAACACAAAGATGATTGGAAGAAAAAATTATTACAGGCGGCAAGAGATTTTATAGAGTACGATGACACATGGGGAGATTCTAAAGTAAATGAAAAAATAAAAAGTTGGGACAAAGATACTGCTGGACATACTTGTCATGACCTACCTATTTCTTCTTATTGTGCAAAAGGAACATGCTTACGTAGAAAGTTTGGTATTGGTAGTCATAAAGAAAGTAGTTGGCCTCAAATATCAGGTTTAATTAAAATAGATTATAAACCTGATCCAGAATATTTTTTTAATGTAGAATTATCTGACAGTAAAGTAGTTCAAATACATGCAAAACATATAAAAAAGATAGCAGAAATGAAAGAGATGAGAGCGCTCATAGCAGACCAAACATCTATATTTCCTCCCATCATTAAGAATAATGAATACCAGCCTATCCTGGACGCTCTATGGGCCACTAAAGAGGATATTAAGCCACCTGCTGGTACTAATCCTATCGAGATGTTAAAGAAATACCTAGAAGATTATGTCAATGGACCAGAGGCTACAACGTATGCTTCATTTAAAAGTGGTGCTGTATTGAAAGATGAAGAACATTATTACTTTGATTACGATAAATTTTATGAAGAGATAAAAAGAAATGAGTGGACAAAAGACAGACCAAGAACTGCAACTTTAATTAAGAGTCATTTCAAAGCTGAGTTTGGATTTCAAAAAAGATTTCCAAAAGGAGAAAGTGAAAAATCATTTCCACCAGTCAGATGTATAAAAATGCCTGCTGATGATTTAATGAAAGAAGAAATACCAGACGAGAAAATAACAATAGAAGATAAACAAAACATTGTATAGTGAAAGAACCAATTAAGATATATGGTCCACCTGGGACAGGTAAAACTTTTAGATTAATTAGAAGAGTTAATGCTTATGTAAGAACAGGTACACCTTATCACAAGATAGGTTACTTTGCTTTTACAAAGAAAGCAGCGAAAGAAGCTAGAAATAGAATTGGTGTAGATGAAAAACAAGTTCCATATTTTCAAACACTTCATGCATTTTGTTTTCACTTATTAAATTTAAATGAAAGCGCTATTATTCAACCACATCACTATGAAGCTTTGGGTAAAAAATTAAACATAAGAGTAAATTTTAATGATAAGTATAATGATGAACAGACACATTTCTTAACTTGTAATAATCCTTACTTTCAAATGATACAAAGATCTATTAACAAAGATATACCTTTACGAGAAGAATTTAATCTTAATGAGCATGATAGAAAAGATATAGATAGTTGGGACACGTTAAACCATATTTATATAAACCTACAAGAATATAAAAAGAAAATGCACCTATTAGATTTTAATGATCTAATTAAAAAAGTTATAAACTCAGGTAAGATTCCTAAACTAAAAGCTATCTTCATTGATGAAGCACAAGACTTGTCTCCATTACAATGGCAACTGTATAATAAGTTAAGAGAGAACTGTGATGATATGTATTTAGCTGGCGATGACGATCAAGCTATATTCGCTTGGGCTGGAGCTGACGTTAATAGGTTCATAAAAGAGCCTGCAAATGAACGTGTTTTAAGGTATTCGAGAAGAGTATCAAGAGCAGTACAAGAACAATCTCAAATAGCAGTAAGTCGTATATCAGGCATCAGGAAACACAAAGAATACCTGCCACGGGCGCAAGAGGGCTTTGCGTCTCACATCAATAATTTAGGGCAAGTGGATCTTACAAAAGGTAAGTGGTTAATCTTAACAAGAACTAAAAGTAATTTGTTAGACATAATGAAAGAACTTAAAAGTAAAAATATTTATTATCAAAGTAACAAAGGTAAAAGTTTTAACGTAGGTATTTATAATGGAGCAATGGCTTACACTAAATGGATAAGAGAAGGTAAACTTGAAGAAAAAGAAATCAATGATGTCAGAGAATATATTCCCAATGGTAATTGGGATCCTGAAAAAAATTGGTATGATATTTTCGTAGCTGATCAGAAAGAAATACTTTACATTCGAAATATAATTTCTGGGGGTGAAAAACTTTATGAAAATGCAAGGATATGGTTATCAACTATTCATGCAATAAAAGGTGGTGAAGAAGATAATGTAATACTTTCTTTACACCAAGGTTCTAAAGTACAGAAAAGTATTCGTCTAAGTGTTGACAAACAAGATGAAGAGCATAGAGTGTGGTACGTGGGTATCACAAGAGCAAGAAATAACTTATACAAATTGAAAGCTAAAAAGAAAATAAAGGAGTATCAACTATGAGTACATTTTTTCACAGACAAATTGAATTTGATGTATTAAGAAAAACACCGAAAGCTGTTTTGATAAAAGTAAATAAAGTTAAAAGCACAAAGTATAATAAATTATACAAAAAATTTAAAAAGTTTTTAGATCCTGTTGAGATGTGGGTACCTAGATCATGGCTTAAAAAAGATCGTTCATATTCTTATGTTGGAATGCCAGGTAATATGGAATCATACACTGATAGATTCTGGGTATGGGAGGAAGGATTTCTAAAAAACTTAAAACAATTATATTTAAAAAGGGAGAAAAACTATGACGCATAAAGATATATTTGAAGAATCGTTTCCACAATACACCCAGGTAGGCGGGAATCACTACACCAAGTTTCCTATTCAACCCTATGAATTTATTTCTAAAAATGATTTATCATTTTTTCAGGGCAACGTTGTGAAGTACGTTTGTAGGTATCAGAGAAAAGGTGGGGTTGAAGATCTTAAAAAAATTGTACATTACTGTCAATTAGAAATGTTAAAACTTAGTGATATGAAAAAGAAAAAATAATGCCTAACAGAAATCTTAAAGCAAAAAATATTACTGTCAACAAACACAAGTTTCGCTTAGAAATTTATGGTAGATTGGTTGATTGGGAAATATTTCCTCATACTTATGATGCAGCTTTGTATGCATTCAGTAATAAAGATAAATTAAATAAGTTAGTAGAAAAGAAATACATATTATCAAAATGAAAATACCTAAATACTTAACACAAACCGAATGGGTACAGCCCACAGAATATCCTGATCTAAGAAGTTATGATGAGATAGCAATTGACTTAGAGACACGCGATCCAAATTTAAAATCAAAAGGATCCGGTGCAGTTACAGGTGTAGGTGAAGTTGTTGGTATTGCTGTTGCTACATTTAATGACAAGTGGTATTTTCCTATAGCACATGGTGAAGGACCAAACATGAATAGAACTAAAACTTTAGAATGGTTTAAAGATATTTGTGAATGTCCAGCTACAAAAATATTTCATAACGCAATGTATGACGTATGTTGGATACGTAATTTAGGTATAAAAATCAATGGTTTAATCGTAGATACTATGATTGCATGTTCAGTTTTAGATGAGAATAGATTTGCATATACCTTAAATGCATTGTCATGGCATTATCTTAACGAAGGTAAGAATGAAAAAGCTTTGAATGAAGCAGCTAAGTCAAGAGGGCTTGATCCAAAAGCAGAGATGTGGAAATTACCTGCAAGTGAAGTAGGAGCTTATGCTGAAAAAGATGCTGAACTAACTTTTAAACTTTGGCAACATGTAAAAAAATTATTAGTAGAAGAGGATTGTCAGGATATATTTAATTTGGAGACTGATCTTTTCCCTTGCCTAGTTGATATGCGTTTCCTAGGGGTGCGGGTAGACGTGACAAGAGCCAATCAATTAAAAAAGGAATTAACGACACAAG